TGGCGCCGTCGGCACCGTCGGTGCGCTCTGTGGCGTCAGGTCGATCGTGGCGCCGTCGGTGACGCCCTGCAGGGTGACGCTTTCCCCGTTGAGGGTGATGGTGAATCGCATGGCTCTGTGGCCCTTTCTGTGTGTCGTCGACGCCGACCATCGGCGCCGAATCGATAGAACCACTATAGCGCATCACCGACTAGGGGCGCTTTCCGCTGCAATGACGCGGAAAACTCGGGGTCGGCATGCGCCCCTAATAGAGGGTGAGGCTCTGTGTGCACCCACTTTCATGCACTTTCATGCCATCCCACGCCACAGAGCGACGAGGTCGGGTCGAACGTGCGCGCCGCAGAACGATGCGGAACGTGCGGGCGGGGTAGTGGGGGGGGTGGCACCTGCGCCCGTGTATATATTACCTTGGATCTGCAGATTGTTTTCAGATCTACGAGTGGTGTCCGCTTTGGTGTCCGAGTGTTTAGTTAAATGTTGAAATTGATGGACGCCGTCCGTGTGATAACTAGCTTATCGCTTACGCTCGGCGGGACGCCCCCCAGGCGGCCCGCAGCATTCGACGCTTCACTAGGTTTGAGAGTTGGACGACTGCGTAATGTCGTCTGCTAGACTCTACGCTAATGCTGAACGTGCTGTAGTAGCCCCAGCATTCGCCGCCCCTGGTGGGGGCGGCTCATTGAATGTCATTGTTTTGGGCATTCTAGATGCCCGTTAGGGCGTCTACGACGGTCCCCCCGATGGACGGTGTCCACGGGGTGGACATGGAAGCTGATGAAACTTCGAATGACTTTAGGTGGACGTACAACTCGGCTACGGGCGAGGAAGAACCTCACCCGTTGATTCACCAGTATCTGGAGAATTTGACTTCGATCGGGCACGACAGGTTGTCTGACAAGGAGTGGGCTGCTCGGAACAACATTACGGATCGGACGTTGCGTCGTTGGAAGAAGGACGAGCGGTTCCGTAAGTTGTGGGCAAAGATGGCTGACGAGTCGGTGCTGGGGCCTGATGCGTTGTCTCCGATTTATCAGGCTGCATTGAAGATCGCTGCGGATCCTGATCATCCGAAGTGGGATGCTGCGTCGAAGATGATTCTGTCGTTGGCTGACAAGGTGCGGCCGCCGCAGGTTCAGGTGACGGTGACGGCTGAAGACAGGTTTCAGTCGATGTCGGATGAGCAACTGCAGGCGTATTTGGCTCAGGGCAAGGACGTGTTGGAGATTGGGCCTGCTTGATGTCGGACCAGTTGGAGCTAGCTCGTAGGGAGGCTGCGTGGCGCCGTGGCGCTACGGACCCTCATTGGGTGGCTGAGAACTGCTGGATGATTCAGCACCCTCAGGGGGAGCGCCTGTTTGCTCTCAGGCCGTCTCAGGCTGCCGCCTTGACCCGTTGGGTCGACGGCGAGAACAGCATCACTCTCAAGGCCCGCCAGATTGGCTGGTCAACGCTGGTGTCGTTCTATGTGTTCTGGTTGGCGTACTGGCATCCGAACACTCGGGTCATGCTGCTTTCTAAGGGCGAGCGTGAGGCGCAGGAGTTGTTGGGCAAGGTCAAGTTTGGTTTGGAGCGGTTGCCTGGCTGGGTGCTTGCTAGGGGCGCTCGGGTGACTACGTCGAACTTGACGAAGGTTGAGTTGTCAAACGGGTCAGAGATCCTGTCGTTGCCTTCGGGTAACAACCCTGCTCGTGGTTTCACGGGCCGTCTGATTGTGGTGGACGAGTTTGCGTTCTTGGAGAACGCTGGTGAGGCGTGGGCTTCGATTGAGCCGACCGCCGATATTGGCGGTCAGCTCATCCTGCTAAGCACTGCGAACGGGTCTGGCAACAAGTTCGAAGATCTGTGGGTGCGTGCCCAGTCAGGCAAGTCGGTGTTCAAACCGATGTTCTATGGCTGGGATTCTGTGACTGAGCGTGACGATGCTTGGTATGAGCAGAAGCAGTTTGATTTGCCTGAGTGGCAGCTGCATCAGGAGTACCCGTCGAATCCGTCTGAGGCGTTTATTCGTTCGGGCATGATGGTGTTCAACTCTGAGTTGTTGGAGGAGTTGAACAACTATGCGATTGAGCCTGAGTGGACGTTGAACTTTGAGGGGCCTGGGCCTGAGTTTCCTCGGACGTTTGAGGCTGTTGAGAACGATCCGCCGTCGTCGTTTGTGCATGTGTGGGAGTTGCCTGAGGAAGACACGGCGTATGTGATTGGTGCTGACGTTGCTGAGGGTTTGAAACATGGCGACTACAGCAGCGCGCATGTGTTGGCTGTAGGTGATGAGTCTCGGGTGGTGGCCGAGTGGCATGGCCACATCGAAGCGGACTTGTTTGCTTATGAGTTGTTCAAGTTGGGGACGTGGTACAACACGGCGCTGATTTTGCCTGAGGTCAATAACCATGGTCTGACGACTGTGACTGAGTTGCGCAAGTTGGGGTACAAGCGTATTTGGCGTCGTATGGCGTTGAACTCGACGAGCAAGAAACGGCAGATGGAGTGGGGTTGGAAAACGACTCGTGTGACGAAACCGTTGATGATCGACGAACTGCACAAGTGGTTGCGTGAACGTCGGGCGGATGGCGTGCCGTCCGTGGCGACGTGTGCAGAGCTGGCACGGTTTACTCGCAACAGCCGTGGCGGCATGTCTGGTTCGCCGCATGATGACCGTGTGATTTCGTTGGCGTTGGCTGTGCACGCTTTGGAGTTTGCCTACGCCCCTGAGTATCAGGAAGAGGTTGAGTACCCGTATATGTCGTTGGCGTGGTACGAGCAGGAGCTGCAGAAGTGGGAGAACAGCTTTGACGTTGAAGAGGATTGGGTGATCTCCTAGACACTGTCCAGGGTGCTTTGAACATGTTCTGTCCCTAGATTCGGGAGTTGTAATGGGTCCAGATAAACTGCAGTACGACAGCACTGGTGCTGGCGAAATGGTGAAGTCGCATGACGGTGAAGTCATGGGTGGCTTTGCGGCGCCTGGCGGCGGTTCGGAACTGCCTGGCAACGCTCAGGGCGGCATTGTCCCTGTTGGTGGCCAGCACGAGGGTTCTGACGTTCGCACGATTGAAGGCGTTATGGGCGGCCCGATTGGTGGGTTCGCCAAGCCTGGCGGCGCGCAGGACATTTGATACGTTTGCCTGATGGGCATTCGTGACGCTGCACCTGAAGAACCACTCCCGACTGAGTGGGATCTGACGTATGAGCCGTGCCCCTGTGGGGGCACGGCCCAACGCTTTCATCATGAGACACGCACTTTCTTTGAAGTGCCGTGTACTGGCAAAGGCCAGCTTGTGTCTTGGTCTTGCAAGATGAAGCATTGGCATGGCGAGTTTGCTCAGGGACGAGATCCTGTGGGCAAGGGAGGGCGCCCGTTCCGTATGTCGACAGCTGAAGGCTGGACGCAAATGGGCGCTCTCAAAGAATCAGTAGATCATGCGCGTGCAAACGGAACTGAGTTGCAGCGCACATCTCGTTCGTAGGAGACAACATGCCTGTTTTCGGGCGCAAACCGAAGCAGAAGCCACAGGCAGAACTTCTGTCGTACTACGGGCAGGAACTTGAGCGTTCCAAAGAGTGGCGGGAAACCGAAGGTTACGATGACTGTTGGACCGATATGGTCGACCTTTACCGTGGTGAATCCATCTTTCCCACGGCAGGACGGTCCTCCGAAGATCGCATTGCAATCAACCAGGCGTTTTCGACGATCAACGTCATCTACCCTGCCATCTCTGTTTCTCGACCTGAGATCGCTGTAGCCGCCAACCAGCCCGATCTAGAAACTCGGGCTGTGTTTGTGCAGGCCATGATTAACCACCAGTGGGAACGCTACCGCATGCAGGAGCCGTTCCGCCGTGCCGTCAAAGACTCGCTGATTGTGGGTCATGGCTGGTGCAAGATGCTGTGGTCGTATGAGGAAACCGAGAAGGAACTTACTGAAGAAGAGTTTGCTCTCAGGTTCCAGGCTGCTTTGGCAGACGAACAAGCAATTGCTGCTGAAGAAGAACGTGAACCTGTCACGGACGAACAACTAGCACGCCAGATCATTACAGCTTCTAGAGAAACCATTGTTGACCGACCCGTCATGGAGCGCATCTCGCCCCACGACATGTTCGTTAACCCCGAAGCCACGTCGCTAGAAGACGCCCGCTGGGTGGCGCAACGAATTGTGCGCCACATCGACGACGTAAAGACTGACCCTGCGTACAGCCGCAAAGCCCGTGACAACGCTATGCCTGGGCTGACGCTGGCAGACCCTCACTACGCTCGTCATCAGGAAAACTACGAGTCTAACGAACTCGTTGAAGTGTTTGAGTTCTATGACTTGGCACGTCAAACGATGTGTACGTTTACGGCTGGCGCTACCGAGTACCTGATTCGGCCCCGCAAGATGCCGTATGCGTTTGGTCATCCGTTTGAGATGATCCGCAACTACGAGGTGCCTGACCACTTCTACCCGATGGGCGATCTTGAAATGATCGCCCCGCTGGTCAAGGAACTGTCGAAGACTCGTTCTGAGATGATGAACCACCGTGCCCGTTACGCACGGAAGTACCTGGCCCGCAAGGCTGCCATTTCGCAGTCTGACCTGACCAAGATCGCTTCGAAGCGTGACGGCGAAGTAATCTTTGTTGAAGACGACAGCGTGCCGCTCGCTGACGTAATCCAGCCTGTCAACCAGATCGGCATGGACCCTGGCCTGTACAACTGGTCGCAGGCAATCGAAAACGACATCCAAGACATCTCGGGCATTACCGAGTTCATGCGTGGCGGCGGCGGCCAAATCCGCCGCACCGCCACCGAAGCCAGCCTTCTGCAGGACGCAGCAAACGTCCGCACTGCCGAAAAGCTAGACCGTGTCGAAACGTTTATTGCAAACCTGGCAACGAAGCTTCTACAGATCAACCAGCAGTACGTTACGGGCGAACAGGCTGCCAAGGTTATTGGCCGTGACGGTTCAAACCTGTGGGTTCCGTACACCCGTGAAGACATCAAGGGTCAGTACGACTTCCGTGTAGAAGCGGGGTCTACTGTCCCGAAGAACGAGACGTTCCGTCGCCAGTCGGCTTTGGGCATGCTGCAGGCCCTCGGGCCGTTTATTCAAACTGGCCAGGTCAATATTCAAGAGCTGTTGCGTGTTGTGCTGCGTGACGGCTTTGCCATTAAGAACCCTGAGAAGTTCTTGCAGGAGCAGCCGCCGCAGCAGCCGCAGGGCATGCCTGCTGGCGTGAACGGTCAGGCTATGCAAGCCTTGGGTGCGGGCGGCGGCGTTGGCGCCGACGCTCCGCAGCTAGAACCTCAAGCACAGGCCGACGCTGATGCTGCTGCTCAGCTAGGCATCTAGGAGCACAATGCGACCGATCATTACACGTTCGGGCTGGGGCGCCCGCATGCCCCGAAAGCCGTTTACCCGCCTGAAGCCGTCCAGGGTTGTGGGTATTGTTCTGCATCACAGCGGCGTAAAGAACGGTCCTAGTGGCCCAAAGGCCCTCAAGGCGTTTGAACGTACCCACATGGATACCCGTGGCTGGAACGCCATTGCATACAACTGGCTTGTTGACGAAGAAGGTGTCGTCTACGAGGGGCGGGGTGGCGGCATTGTTGGTGGCGCTACCCGAGGCTGGAACAGCCGTACCGAGTCTATTTGCTACACGGGCTGGGGATCTGGCCCTGTGCCTGACAAAGCGTTGGAATCGATCCGTTGGACTATGGATCAGATCCAGAATCGGTACGACAACAAACTTTGGATCAAAGGCCACCGAGACAAGGCGTCTACAAGCTGCCCTGGTGGAGAGTTGTACGCTTGGTTGCAGCGTGGCCGCACTATGCCGCAAGATCCCAAGGTTGGAGATTCTGGTGTCGACTGGGCAGCAGTTGCTGCTTACATTGCCGCACTTGGAGAACAGGTTGCCGCAAAGCCGTTGAGTCGTCGGCGTCGTTCTCGTGGCAAAGCTGTCGAGTTGGTGCAGCGTCAACTGCGAGACAAGGGCCACGACCCTGGCGGCGTTGACGGCGTTTATGGCCGCATGACTGCTGCCGCTGTTAAGGGTTTCCAACGCCATCGTGGCCTGAAGGCCGATGGCGTTGTCGGCAGGAACACTTGGAACGCTTTGTTCTCCTGAACATTGTCTAGGTTCCCATAGGAGCAACCCGTCCGTGGACTCCTAAGGAGCAATCCGTGATCCAGACCGAAAGTGGACTCCAAGACGGAGCAACCGCCCAAAGTCAGCAGCAGCCAAACGACGGAATCACTCTTCCAGACGGAACAGTGATCACCCAGGAAGAGGCGGCACAGGGGTACATGCGTAACAGGGATTACACCCAGAAGACGCAAGACCTCGCAAACCAGCGTCGAATCGCCCAAAGAGGACTTGATCTTCTGACGGCGCTTGACCAAGACCCGCAAGCAACTGTTGAGTTGATTGCCAACACCTACAAGGTTCAGCAGCCTGTAGCAGCCACGGCTCCTGCAGCTACGAACGAGTGGGGGGAGCCAATCGAGGCTCCCGCAGACACCCCTGAGGTGGCTGCGTTGAAGGCAGAGATTCAGCAACTTCGGGGAACGGTCGGGAACGTCGCACAGCAGCAGCAGCGTTCAGCTTTGATGAATGAAATTGCTGCCGTTCAGGGTCGCTACGGCGACTTCGATCAGGAAGTTGTTCTTCGGCATATGCAGGCGAACGACATTCCGACGGTTGAGATGGCGTATCGCGATCTGAACTGGGTCGAACTTCAGGAGTCGGCTGCAGCGCAGCGGGCACTTGAGGCGGAGCAGCAGCAGGTTCTGGAAGAAAAGCGGATGATGCAGGGTGTTGTGGCGGCAGGTGCTGGTATTCCTGGCGGCAACGTGGATTCTGGTCCGAAGGACTATTCGCCTGCTACCCAGGGTTCTTGGCGAGACACTCTCGCTGAGGCTCTCCGAGATTCGATGAGCGAAAACGGCTTTTCGGACATTGGAGATCCGCTGCTGAACGGCTGACGTTCGGCTGATCCCGTCCCTACTCTCCTTAGGAGTACATCATGGCTTTCGGTTACAAGGACACCGATGCTAACTGGTCAGACATCCTGACCACGACCTTTGCGAAGGTCACCCCCCAGTTCATTGATCAGGTCTTCCAGGCCCGACCGCTGGCTTACTTCCTCGCTCGTGCGGGGCAGGTTATCCAGATCGACGGCGGTGCCCGCATTCAGGAAGCGCTGATCGGTGCTGACAACTCGGCCAACACGGCTACTTACTCGGGCGTTGATGCAATCAGCAACACCCCGCAGGAAGAAGTCAGCTCGGCTATCTACGAGTGGAAGCAGCTTGCTTCGACCGTGTCGATTTCGGGTATTGAAGAGGCTCAGAACAGCGGCGAAGCTGCGTTCCTTGATCTTCTCAACACCAAGATCGAGGTTGCTCGTGAATCTGTCGTTCAGAAGATGAACGAGATGTTCTACGAGGACGGCACTGGCAACAGCGGCAAGGACTTCAACGGTCTTTGGAACCTTGTTGGCGGCTACGACGCTGCTGACAGCGGCTCCGAGGCTCGTGGCTACTCCACCGTTGGTGGCATCAACCCTGCGAACAACACTTGGTGGCGTTCCCAGATCCACGACGCTGGCCAGACCGCTGAGGCGATCACCAACGGCGTTGCTGGTTTCGGTCACACCGACACCACCACGCTTGACCGTCAGAAGATGACCAACGTGTTCAACGACTGCTCCGTCGGTGGCGACACCCCGCAGTTCATTCTGACCACGCAGTCGCTCCACGAGGACTACGAGTCGCTTCTGCAGGGCAACGTTCGCCACATGGACGCTTCGCTTGCTGACGCTGGCTTCCAGGCTCTGGAGTTCAAGGGCCGTCCCGTCCTCTTCGACGAGGATTGCCCCTCGGGTCACATGTACTTCATCAACCCGAAGTACCTGCGTCTCAAGGTTCACCGTGACCGTTTCTTCAAGGCTGGCCCGTTCATCCAGCCTGTCGACAAGGACACTCGGACCATGAAGATGCTGACCTACGGCAACCTGACGATTAACAGCCGTCGTCACCAGGGCGTTATCTACGGCCTGACCGCATCCTGATCCAAAGGGGAATAGCATGCCAGCACGCAAGAAGACTATTCTTGATCGGGAACGCAGCCGTCGTCGGGGGCCGACTAGCCCCGAACGGGTTCGACGCAACACTCGTGCAACGACTAGTCGCACGAGCAGCCCCGAACGGCGGAAGCAGACCAAGGCGACTACCAGTCGCACGAGTAGTCCCGAGCGGCGCAAGCAAACGAAAGCTACGACGGCCACGTCGGGGCGTCGTGGTAGCGGGCGTTCGCCTCAGGGCGGTGCAAGCCAGCGTCGCAACGAAGCTGCGTACAAGCGGTTTATGAACATGACTCCGCAACAGCGGAAGTACGTCATTGACCGATCCAACGCAGAAGCTCGTCGTCGAGCACGCTAGCTAAAACAGAAGGGGGGCAGGTCAGTTGTAACTGGCCTGCCCCTAGTCTGATTGTTTGGAGAGGGCCGTGGCGTACAACCTGCAAAAGTTTCGTGATCTAATTCGGCTTACGCTGGACTTGGATGCCACGGACCTCCCCGACAGTCTTGTAGACGAGTGGGTTCGTGATGGAGCTACTCGTGCACAAACCCGCCGCCAGGAATGGCCGTTCTTTCAGTACGACTGGACGTTTACTGGCGTTAGCGGGCAAAGCAATTACACGTTTGCTTCAATTGAAGACGGCGGCGAACAGATTGCTGAGATTCGCCAAGTTCGTGGACCTTCGTGGGATCTGCGATGGCAAGACATTGCTACCCGTGACCGTTACAGGTCACGAGATAGCGCAAGCGCAGGCAGCCCTGCTTACTGGTCGGTGTGGAACAACGGCGAGCTAGTGCTTGACCCTGCGCCTGACAACTCGACAGACACGTTTGTGATCCGTGGCTACAAAAAGCCAAAGGACTGGGTCGCTGATGGCGCAAACGCCACATCCGACATGCCGAAAGAGTTCGACAGCCCAATTCTCAACTGGGCGCTTGGCAGGGC